TTTATTTCATTGACCATCTTACTGTCCACAGCCACAAGATAATCTGGACTAAAATCTCTGTAAACTGCATTACAGGCGTAGATTAGTCCATATGGCTTAACTTCATCAAATCCCATGTTAAGTCGTGTTCGACCATTGCCAAACACGAAACTTCTTTTCATAGAGGCTTACGTCTGCACATCCAAACAACAGACTGGAATTCATCTTGCATATAAGGCTCACACTTATTTCTATCCAATGCTTCCTTTACGTCTGCAAAAGTGATTTCACACCATAACCATTCATTAGGAGTAATGTATTTTTCAAAGTACTCCTTACTCTCACTATAATCATGTGCCATGATAAAATCGCCTGGCTTGAGCAGGTCTGCTAGCAAATTGACTTCGTTGATTTTGTTACCGCCATCACACATCAATACAGTAGTACCTAGACTTTGAATAGCATTTTTAATTTCTTCGTAATTACTGGCTCTAATACTACCGTAATCATCACTGAACAAATTACAACAACGTACATTAATTCCAGAGTCTCTTAATTGCTGATATTGTCCTAAATTAATTATATCATAAGTGGTATAACTAAATTGGTAATTTAATTTTTTTAAAACATCATTATATAGAGCCATAGCTGCGCCGCCATGACCAGTACCAATTTCCACAATATTTACTGGCTTTACTTGAGAGAAAAATTTTTCAAAAACAGAAAGAAAATTCCTGTGCTGCTGGCCAATCATGCCATATAAACTGAGATTCCAATCCATAACTAATCCTTTAATAAGTTAATAATTTAAGCTGCTGGGGCAGCAGGTTCGGCCCCATACATACTTTGAACAAATGTAAGTTCTTCTTCCATTTCTAAAATATGCGCTTCCGAGCCTTTCCTTAAATCATTTATCTGTTTTAAAGTGAGTCTAGTTTTTCTTGTGTCACTACGTAAAAGTTCTTCAACATCTCGTGCTGAATCAAACCTAAAGTCGTTGCCAACTTTTTGTGTTTCAGGATTGAGGTAGAATAACTCTCTTAGGATCATATATCTATTTATTAAACTGGAGGGGGTGCTCCGCCTGCACCTGCTGTCATACCCATGCCAGTGTCAACTCCTGGAGGCATACCGCCAGCAGCTTGAGCCATATCCTCTGGGGCGCTAGTATCACTGTTTAATTCCAAATCACTGTCGATGCCAGCAGCACTGACACCTGCACTGCGCAATTCACCACTGGCATCTGTACCAGTAATGTTACTCATGCCCTTTTCCTGCTTCCATAAGTTTTCGTTTTCTGCCATCTCTTCTTCACTGAGTCCTAAGAATCTCTTCAAGGCAAACCTCTTACTGATATAAGGAATAGCCTGTATGGTATTAAATGTGTTAATTCTCTGTCCATCAACTTCAGATTGTCGATAAGCAGCAAAGTTCTGAGGTGGTTGAAAACGTATCTCAAATAAACTAGTATCAATATTGATACCTTTACTGTGCAAATAACGTTTGAATTCCTGATCAAACACACCAGTTAATAAGGTCTGCAAACGTATGCAATAGTTATTAAAACGTAATTCTTGAATATAAGCAGTACCCACTCTACCATCATTATACTGTGCTTGACTATCATCTGCTCCTGTAGGCAAATAACTGGATGGTATTCTTAATGCTCTAAATAACTTGTTGGTAAAGTATTTGAGATCGTCAATCTCGCCTAAGTTTGTACCACCTGCTAATGTTTCAACTTTGCTGCCTCTGCCGCCTTCAGTCTGTGGGAAGAAATAATCTTCACTGATACTTAATGGATTATAAGCACTGTCAATAACATTCATACCACCGCCACTTTGACTGGGAATACGACGCTGATGTATTTCATTTTTAACACGTTCCACAAAGGCCATGGCCATATGGCTAGGCATATTACCCACATCAATATAAAATATTCTACGCTCTGGCGCACGTTGTATACGATAGATTAAGATGGCATCTTCTAATAGTTCTTTTTGTTTATATACTTTGAACACTTGTTCTAATAAACTATTTCCAAATGGATAGTTGTTATCTAAACCTTCACTCAAACTTAAATGTACCACATGGGCAGCATCAATAGACATTTCATTTTCACCAATATGAAATCTATCTCCATACTGTGTTGGGTACGCACCAGTTGACCCTCTAGTTAGTCCACCACCTGCAATATAATTACTACCTCTATTATTAGTTTGCTGAGGACTGGTTTGAATCTGTGTGGCTACTAGATTTTGAAAATTAGGTGCTAGGTCACGCACTACGTACTGCTCAGGCTTTTTGCCTTCACTCTCATTCACAATGACTTTGACTAATTTACTAGGATCTACATAAAACCATTTTTGTGTTTCTGGATCTCTAATAAAAAACGCATCGCCATACTTGAAAGTATTACGAACTATGCGAAAAAACCTTGTGTCAAATTGTTGTACTTTAAACCATTGTTGTACATATTCTCTTAGTACTCGTATCTCTGAATTAGTAGCTTTATCTTTAAAACTGAGATGAAAGGTTGTGTTGTTTTCTTTATTTTTCTGTGTGCAAAATTCTGCTAGAATATCTAGTGCAGCATTAACTTCTGGATCCATGTCCATAGTATCATACTGCATGTAACGTTCTATTCTATTGGGACTGCCTACATAAATGTCTGGCAAGTAGCTACTGTAATTGCTACGAGCAGGACCTGCTTTGTTACCGTTGCCCATGGGACTGCTAGTACCAGAAAGATTATTGGTACTGGGTGCTGGGGTAAAATATCTACGCCAACTCATCAATGTGCTCCTATTACGTTTCCGCTAGCTGCCGATGCAACTCCCTTAGTAGCTTTAATTTGATCTCTCAGCAATGAACCATTTGAATTATTTACTGCAATTAGTTTTTCCATAGCAGTATTTAATTTTTCTAAGGTTTTTACCACGTCGTCTAGGCTTTTTGTTTCGCTCTTCTCACCTGATTTGTCTTTTTTATCTGCTTCTGCTTTTGTTTTAGCTTCTGCTGCTTTTTTAGACTCTTCAGCTTGTCTGTTAAATTTGGCATTTTCTCTAGCATCATCTGGATTTTCTACTTTAGGTAAAGCTTTCTCATCTTTTTTAGGCGGAGCTAAAATTGGCATGCCATTTGGTCCAATTTTAGTCACACTGCCAAATGATATTTTAGATCTGTCCAATGTATCAGCAGGTTCAGCAGCAGCTTGTTCACTGTACTTGGGTCCAGTGTCCATATTGGCCAAAATGTCCCCGCCATTGGCCTCATTTATTTTGTCTAGATTTGCTTGTTCTGCTTGTTGATTCTCTAGTTCTTTATTTTGTGCATCTTGGTCAGCAATGGCTTGCATTTCCTCATCAGTAGGGCCAGGTATGAGACTTTTTATATCATCCATGACATCTTCTGTACTATCAGCAAAATCATCACCTGAATTTTTTATTCCACGAGCCAAATCTCCCATTGACTCATCAACTACTTCTGCCAAATTCTGATTGGCCTCATCTAATTGCCGAGCATAATATTCATACTGTTCGCCTATGTCTTCTTCACTGGCCCCCATTAACAAATCATTTAATTTTTGTTGTGCTTCTTTTTGTCTTTCTATGGCCTTGTCTATGTTATCCTGTGCTTCGGCGGCTTTCATTTCTGCATCAGTGGCACCCTTACTTGGTACTACACTGTCAATATCCTCACCAATTTTATCTTTGTCAACATGAGTGAATTTAGCCTGTGCTGCTGTATCAATTTGTGCTGCTTCAAGTTCCTCCTCATTATTAATGGCGTCCAACTCCATTTTGTCTCGAGCTGCCTTTTCTGCTGCAAGATCAGCCTCTGATTTACTTGGTACTACACTGTCAATATCCTCACCAATTTTATCTTTGTCAACGTAACTGAATTTAGCCTGTGCGGCAACATCCGCTTGTGCTGCTTCAAGTTCCTCATCATTATTAATGGCGTCCAACTCCATTTTATCCCGTGCTTGCTGCTCGGCGCTCTTAAGCTCATTTTCATTTGATTCTTTTTTAACTTTACCTAAGGCCTCATCTAGTTTGGCTTGCTCTTCTAAATTACGTTTAAGATTATTTTCAGCTCTTATTACACCATTCTGAAATGTTTTTAATTGACGTTGTTCTTCATTTGTTAAATCTCTTTCACCAGCTATTTCTCGTAATGCAGCTACTCTAGCTTGGTTAGCTGCCAGTCTATCCTCAATGCCTTCTCGGCGTTTTGCTAGGTCTTCTGATTTTTTTGTTAGATCTTGCATACTTTGAACTGGCAAGGCATCCTTCATGTCTTTAGAAATGTCTTTTGATTTTTCTGCAACTAGTACTTGTAATGCTTTATATTCGTCATTACTTTTTGCATTTGCTTCACGTTCACGTTCTTGTTTTTCTTTAAGAGGTTTTTCAATAGCCTCAATTTCTGCTTGTTCCTTTTCTGTCAAGGCACGATTAGCAGTAAGAGCTTGATATTTTATAGCATCTGTTCTAGCGTTAACATCAGCTATCTCCTCCATAGCTGCACGATTTTTATCTTTATTAGCCGTTAATCGTGCATTGGCTTCTTC